AAGTAGTTTGTATTTAAAATACAAGAAAGTTTGTCAAGGAGGCTATATGCAAACTATCTCCCAGCGCCTCAAGCAGAAACGAGCAGAGCTGAAGATGACTCAGACCGAATTGGCGCTTAAGGCAGGTGTGAAGCAGCAATCAATCCAACAGATTGAAGCTGGTATCACTAAGCGCCCACGGAAGATCTTCGAAATCGCTGTAGCTCTGCAATGTGATCCTGTCTGGCTGCAATACGGAAACGGCGTCAATACCGCCGCCTGATTTCCACCGCTCTTTAACACTCTGAAGCCGCTCCCACCGAAATGTCGGAGCAAAACCCAAGTGACTTGCTCACCGCAATGTCACGCAATTACTTAACCAACAAAGGAATTTTAAACGATGGAACTTGCAACATATCGCAAAAAAGCGAGAGAGATTGAAAGTCAGCTACTGAATAAGCTGGCTGAACGTGGACAGGGAGAATTAGCGAAGGTGCTCGGTCTGGATGACGCAGCAGTAAGCCGCATGAAGCGACCATCAGGAAAGCAGCGTCACAGCTTCTTCCAGATGATGAGTCTGGCACTGGCTTATCTGGATGTGGTTTCACCTGAGTCTGAAATGGCGCGCCGTTTGATGCGCATTGAGCAGCTACTGACAAAAGAAAAAGCCCCGAGCTGCGTGAACAGCTTCGAGGCCTGATGCGAAATGACTGGATCAATTCACAGGAGTAATTATGGCACTAATTGAAAGACTTTTGAATATGCAACCGGCGGAAAGCATGGCTTTCCCGTCAGATTTTAATCCGAAAGGCTGGGTATACGTTTTATCAAACCCTTCTATGCCTGGCATGTACAAGATTGGGCTTACGCGGCTTCACCCTAACCAAAGAGCAGGTCAGCTATCAAGGTCGTCAGGATCCCCCACGGAGTTTGTTGTAGAGGCAAAGTTCATTTCTGCTAACCCTGAGCGAGATGAGAAAATCATTCATGAATCCCTGTCTCGCTTTCGCGTTTCGCAGTCCAGGGAGTTTTTTTCATGTTCACTGGACAAGATTCTGACTGAGTGTCGTAGATGCCTGCCATTTGGCGAGGCGAGTTCTGTTGAGGAGCTTGCAGACAAGTTTAACTTCGTCACCTTCGACGATTACTTTTTCGCGCATGACACTGAATTCATGCTCGAAGAAATGGGCATTAGTGCCTTTGGCAGTAAAGGTAATACCTATTGGGCTCTGGCCTGCATTGGGGCCTCATTGGTGAGGCAACTGACACAGGATGGAGCAGTCATGGTTTATACGGGTGAGGGCTTCGCTTTAGTAAAGCCCGGCAAGGATGGTGACTCATGAGTACGGCCAGAATTCTTGCTTTCCCGGAACAGCAAACCGCTCAGTTTAGGAGCAACAGGATGGAGAACCAGAAGCATGGTTACATCCCGTTGTACCGGAGCGTCAAAAAGCAGCCTTGGGCGAAGGATGTCTATCTGAGGACGCTGTGGGAAAACCTTCTCATTGACGCAGCCAGGCAGCCATACACGGCAAATTACAAGGGCCACAGATGGCCTCTGGAAATCGGGCAACTGGTAACCACCTCAGCAGATTTGGGTCTCTCACTTTGTGATCGCAATGGAGAGCCAACAAGCCGCCACGCAGTCGAGAGGATGCTGGCCTTCTTCGAGAAGGAGGAGATGATTTCAGTGAAGGCTGAACGCAGAAAAGGGACGCTTATTACCGTCCTGAATTATGCCGAATATGCTGAAAAAATGACCCTAACCCCCGCGCATAAAGCCGCGCATATGTCCGAGCATAACGAAGCCAGTAACACCAAGGCCTCAGAGGCTACCCCCGCGCATATAACCGAGCATAAAGGCGCGCATCATGAACAAGAATATAAAAACAATAATATTAAAAACACTACGTTAGAGAATTCTGGCGAATCCTCTGACATACCCCTGAAGAGTCTCCCTGTCATCCGTCCTGAAGCAGCAACCCATTCACCGAAAGGTGACAAGTGGGGAACTGCTGACGACCTGAAGGCCGCCGAGTGGATATTCAGCAAAGTGCAGATGGTCACCCCGACTGCACAACAACCAAATTGGCCCGCATGGGCTAACGACATCCGCCTGATGAGAGGCGCCCTTGAGGCAACGCATCACGATATCTGCGAAACCTTCAGGTGGGCCAACGCCGATCACTTCTGGCAGACCAATATCCTCAGTCCTGCAAAACTCCGCGCCAAATGGGACACACTCCGTGCGCAGATGAGCCAGCCAGGGCGTAACCGGCAGTCAGTGCCTCAGCAACCCGCTCAGCACTGGAACAGCCGCGAAGCCTGGGAGAATGAATTCCTATGAGAAATCTCGTATCAGCAATTCAGAACCGTGATGCAGGCGCACTGGCTCGCATTGCAGGAGATGGCCCGCGCCCGGTTGAGCGTGGAGTGCATGAAGACGTTGAGCGACTGGTTGATGCTCTGTTTTCAAACCTGAAGCAGGTATTCCCGGCGTCGGTCAGTACCGCCTGGCGCAACCCTAACGACGAAGCAGCAGCTAAGCGCCAGTGGATCGCCGCCTTCGCTGAGAACGGCATTCACAACAAACAGCAGCTGTCAGCAGGCATGAAGCTGGCCCGTGCAAGTGGCTCACCGTTCCTGCCGTCGCCCGGTCAGTTCATCGAATGGTGCAAGCAGGGCGAACATCGTGCCGCTGGCCTGCCGTCAGATGAAGAGCTTTACGACATGTTCCGCCTGTACTGCCGCGACCGGGGCATGTACGACAGTAGCGAAGAGTTTCCCTGGGAAAGCCCGGCCTGCTTCCATATGGTGACAGCGGTCTACAACCAGATGCGCTCATTCAACCTGACGGATTCTGAGTGCCGCAAGCGCCTGGGTGATGAGCTGCGAAAGATGTCCCGCCGCATTGAGTCTGGCGAAGTCATCCCGCCGCCGCGCAAACAGATTCCTCAACTTCACATCCCCACCGGCAACGAGAAAGCGCTGGACCATCTCGCCGACATTCGCCGCCGCTTTGGTCTGAAAGGTGGCCGCCATGACTGAGATGAACCGCATCCGCTTTGAGCGCCTGTATCGCAGCGTGCACGGCGATAAACACAATCTGACCCGATCACATCTTGGCTATCAGTATGCCGTGGTAGACAGGGCGTTTTTCTTCTGGCTTGAGGGAAGGGAGAGCGCAGCATGACACAGGTAACTCAACTGATAATCACACAGCCGCTGATGCGTCAGGCTCGCAATATTCAGCTGGCAATCATCGACTTGGCTAAGAAGCGCGACCTGAAGCCTGAGCAGTTCCGGGCGCACCTGAACGCTATCGACATGCTTGCGCGCGAAGCACATGACCTGATAGTTGATGCTGAGCTTGAGCAGCAGGAAACAAGGAGTCACCAATGAACAAGCTAACCGCTGAGAAGTGCAGCCAACTGCTGGACTCACTTAACTCGAATGGCATGAGCATTCTTGAGGGGTATTACTGCGAAGCCCTTGAGATCGCACTTCCCATACTGGAGCAGCAGGAGATGATAACGGATAGCCAGCTGGTCATAACGGATAACGCGGAAATGATAACGAATAACTCAGTTCAACGTAAGGGTGAGTGGATTGAGTGGGGTGGCGGTAAGCAGCCCATAGCTATCGGCAAAAAAGTAGACGTGCGATATCGGGATGGCGTGGAGTTATATGGCATGCAGATGGGGGCTCTTTTCCAACCCAACGGAAGCCATATGGACATCATCGCTTACCGCATCATCCCGGAGCGGTCCACCAATCAGAACGGAGAGCAGTGATATGAAGATACCAATTCCCGGAAGATATGGCGGATGGTGGTTAGGCGTCAGTTGGAATAAGAAATCAAAATGGGGATACTTCTCACTATGGCATGACGGCCCGATGCGCGCTTTGTGGGTTGGCAAATTATGTATTGAGTGGTGGTGGCGATGAAAAACAACGAAGAGCTGAAAAGAGATGAATTCGAACGGTGGGCGGACTCGAAAGGTTTCGACCTCCTCTTTTTTGATGGCGATTACGATGACCCAGCTACAGCAAATGCTTGGAATTGCTGGCAGGCATCGTGGCTGGCCCGTGGAAAGCAGGATCAAACATGAACAACGTAATCCCCCTGAAGAAATCCACCTATCTTCTGCCAGATGAAGAATTTGAAGCTCTTCTGCAGGAAGTTATCAATCACGGGCGTAAGTTCCACGACTTCACCTGCTATCCAGCGGTGATGCGTAAGGTGCTGGGCGACGCATTAAAGCGAGACAAACGCGATGGAGATACCGAAAGAGGGCCTCAGGCTTCATAGGTCAAACTTCAACGCCATCGGGCAACAGCTTCAACCCCTGCTCGAATCCGGCGACTGTTACCGGCTAATCCTCAAGCCGTGGAAAGAAAAGCGAAGTCTCAATCAGAACTCCCTCTCTCACATGTGGTACGGCGAAATCAGCGAATACCTGATTAAGTCAGGTCGTACAGACGCCACGCCAGAGTGGGTAAAGCGGAACCTCAAGAAAACCTATCTGGGCTGTGAGCAGGTCGAATACACCGACTTTGTTACCGGCGAGAAGGTCAGCACATGGGAACCCCGGCACACATCCAGTCTTGATACAGGTGGGATGCATTTCTTCCTTAATCAGGTTGAGCGATGGTGCGCTCAGTTCGGCCTGACGCTGACTATCCCCGCTGACTCCGAATACCAGAAACTGAAGGACAAGCAGAACCAATGACCCCCTTTACCGATATAGGCGCAGCCGTCGAAGAAGCTGCGTGGCTTGCGCACGTCCATAGCAAACCTCACTGCGTATATCAACGCTTTGACGACCTGATGGAAGTCCAGCCAGAGAACCCTGACCGCAACCCTATGTACACCACCGGCATGCCCGGCGTGGTGGACACTGAATACAGGAGCGCAGCATGATAAACACCTGGAGCCGCGAGCATCTAGAAATCCTCACCAGAGACTATGCGACAGCATCAACCGATTTACTGGCAGTCATATTCGACAGGCCCCGCCAGCAGGTAACGAACAAGGCACGCTCGATGGGGCTACGTAAATCGCCTGAATATCTTGAGGCGGTAAGGGCTTCGGCCGGAATGCAAGGCTGGAGGCATCATGCGTGAAACCTGGTTCACTCATGACCCAGTAGACTCCGAAACCGCTACCGAACTCCTTTCCCGCTATGCCTCCCGCAATATCAAAACTCAGAAGACACTTTCAGCAGACCCACGCCTGTGGCTGGTGAGCGCGCTGCTGCCTACGTTCCGGGATGAGCCAAAGCCGAGCCGTCAGTATAAAAAACCAATGTGGAGCTGAAGATGAATTACAGCGAAATGACAGAGTTTGAAATCAACCGCAAAATTTTAGAGAAGATCTCGGGAGTGAAGCCACTTGGCTACGCTCACAATGCAGACAATCGCTCAGCAGGTATTGTCAAATCTAACCATTATCACTGGTATGACTTCTGCAACTCATGGGCTGATGCCGGGCCGATTATCGAAAAGGAAAACATAAGCCTGACCTGCCACCAAAGCCGTGATGAATGGGCTGCCATTTTCAGCAGACATGCCATGGCTGCGCACACCAATCCTCTTCGAGCTGCGATGGAATGCTACCTGATGAAAAAGGAGCGAGAAAATGCCGCATGAACGCTGCTGCCGTTGCCACACCATCCTCACCTCAGAAGACAAGTATCACTACGGGGCTAACTGCGAAACCTGTAACGAGGACTACCAGTATGCAGAGTACTTCGACTACTACCCAATCCGTTGCGCCTGGCGATACCTCCGCTATCAAGTGCGCTGGCTGTACAGCATGGCTCACCACGGAGGAAGTTTATTGCTGTGCTGCCTGCGTAGAGTCATGGGTAGAAAACGATCCGAACGGACTGATGGGAGTGGACGATGAGAAAAGTCAGGCGAAGATGTAAGAACGTGGATTGTCGCGAATGGTTTAACCCGGGTTTCTCAAATCAAACGTGGTGCTCACCAGAATGCGGAACCGTAATAGCACTGGCAAAGAGAGAGAAGGAACGGCATAAGGCGATACAGGAAGCAGAACGACGGCGAAAAGATGAAGCTCAGCAGGAAAAGCGCCACACCAAAATTCGCAAGTTAGCAGTAAAGCCCCTCAGTCACTTCCATAAGCAAACTCAGTCAGCTTTCAACGAATATATCCGCACTCGCGATGCCGCCGATCCTTGCATCAGCTGCGGACGATTCCACGAAGGAAAATATGACGCCGGGCATTATCGAACTCGCGGCGCTTCACCGGCTACACGCTACGAAGAAACCAACTGCCATAAGCAGTGCGTACCCTGCAACCAGCACCTTTCCGGCAACATTGAAAACTACATGCCAAACCTGATTAAGAAAATCGGGCAGGCTGCTTTCGATCGGCTTATGGGTCCGCATGAGCAGAAGAAGTGGACGCGGGAAGAGCTGCAGGAGCTGGCTGCACGCTATCGGCAGAAAACCAGAGAGCTAATCAAGCAGAGGAGTTAAACACCATGAGTCTTGAAGCAACAGTAAAATATCATTTCCCAAAAACAGCGAGCTTTGCTGGTCTGCCGCCTGCAACGGCTTCAGATGCACTAACAGGCACTGACTACATGGCTGCCATGGGAATGACTCAGAGCCGAGCGCCGCTTGGTTATGCTGCATTCATGGGTAAAGTTGGAGTGAGCGATAACGACGCCCGACGCGCCGTATCGTTATTAACTGAATATGCCTTGAGTACCTGCGATAAAGTTGCCGCCTTACGCAAGCTAGACCCTGATGTTAAACCAGCCGTGATGCAAACACTCGCAACTTATGCGTACATGGATTATTGCCGCAGCGCTGCCAGCATCAAACCCTGCGAGTGCTGCCAGGCGAAAGGGTTTATTGAGGCTGACGTGTTCACTATGAAGTCGCCATTATCTGGCGGCACAGCGCGTAGTGTGAAAGAGGTCGTCCGCGTTATCTGCAAGTCCTGTAACGGGAAGGGTGTTATGTCTTCATCGTGCCGTGACTGCAGCGGACGTGGACGGGCGGTGGACCGCAAGCTGACTGAAGAGCAGGGCGTGCCGGTAATGGGTGACTGCAAGCGCTGTTGTGGACGGGGATATGAGCGCATCCCTGCTGTAGAGGCCTATCGCAGCGTGGCTGACATTGCCGATGCAATCAGCCTGGCTACATGGGATCGGAGTGGGAAGCCGTTCTATGACCAGTTAATTGGCAAGCTGGAGACTGAGGAATCGTGGGCCAATGCCTCACTGAATAAGGTCACAGGGTAGTGCAATCATAAATAGCTCATTATTTTATCGTGGGCTATTTACTTTTCAGGAAGCTGGGGATATGATTCCTAACAGTTGAAGTTGCGCGCTGTTGTTGGAGGACGGGATAAATCGACAATTCAATCATAGAGGAGTGATCAAAAGCGCCACGGTTACCAACCGAAGGCGCTTTTCTATTGCCCTAGAGACCATGTATGTTGTTTCCTTTTGACAAGGAAATCATCATGGCTTGGCAAGGTATACCGTTTCTTTTTGATAACAACAATTCAGCAAATGATTTGATCATAGCTCTTCGGAGCCTTCCTAAGATCGTGGTTGACTCTCCACCCGATTATACAAACCTGGTTATAACAGCCTTAGTAAGCTTGGTCGCCGGTATAATACCCGCTTCAATAGCAGTGTGGACCTTCAAGCGTAATACTGAAAATGGGAAAGCAGAAAGAGAGAGTCAGCAAGAATTTCTGCGTGAAGAAAGAGAAAAGCAGCAAGAATCGTTAAAACAAGATAGAGAAACACAAATAATTATTGCTGAGCGAAATTTTAACATGCAAGTTCTTTCTGGTAATAGGCAAAGCTGGATAAACAATCTAAGAGATCTAATTGCAGAATACAGTGTAGAATCATCAGGTTTAATTTCATCTACTAATCAATATCGAATTCATCTATCTTATGTTGATTTTTTTAATAAACATATTGATGATAAAAGTGATTATTCTCGTTCTGAAGATTTTAAAGATAAATATTCCATTGAGCTGGAAAGGCTTGAATTTTATAGGGATAAAATGAACTCTAGAAGTGATAGGGTCATATTGTTGTCTTCAAAAGTGTTGATGATGCTAAACCCAAAAGAAATTGAATATGAAAAAATAAAATCAATATTTGATAGCATCAAATCCATAGATGCTGATATTTTTATGTCGAAAGATGGAAATGATACTTTTAAAAGATTATATGCTGAGTATGTAAATCTAAATAATTCCTTATTGGAATTTACTCAAAAAATATTGAAGAGCGAATGGGAAAGAGTAAAAGCTGGTATTTAGTTTTAAAGCCAAAATAAGGGATGGGTTCGGCGGTTGCTTTTTACACTCGCCGGACCAGTTCAGTAGTAGAGCTGGTGCCTTGTAAGCAGCGCGTCATAGGTTCGATTCCTTTACTCAGCACCAAATCTCAAAATCACGCTCTTTTGCGATTGAGTGAGATTATTCAAAGGTCAGCCATAGAGCTGGCCTTTTCTTTTTTCGCCCCTGCCAATCAACCTTGACTCTCACCTTTTCCTGTGTGGCAACGGGCGATCTTTTCTTCTGACTACCTACAGCACCGCCCGTAATCACGGAGGTGATATGAGTATCGATATGAGCAAACTGGCATCAGGCGCAGCTTACGGCGCATCTGCCGGGACAATCGCTAACGGTCTGCTGACCCGGCTGAGTCCCGATGAATGGAGTGCTGTGGGCGTACTGGCCGGTATTCTGGTCGCGCTCTTCACGCTCGGCATCAACTGGTATTACAAACGGAAGACTACGATAGCGCAGATTAAAGCCCTTCAGCGCTGGCCCACCGCTCCAGACATCAACGAGGATTAACCCATGGCTATGTCAAACAGCCTGCGCAATAAGCTAATTGCTGTCGCGGGTGGCGGAGCTATGGCTATCGCTACGGTATTCCTCGGCGGAAAGGATGGGGTAGAGGGCAGGGTGTATGAGCCCTACAAAGATGTGGCAGGTGTATGGACTGTCTGCGACGGTCACACCGGCACCGACATCATCAAAGGCAAAAAGTACACCGACCGCGAATGTGATCGGCTTATGTGGAATGACCTTCAGCCAGTTAAGAAAGCTGTTGATGGCATGGTAAAAATTCCACTGGGCGAATATCAGCGCGCCGCACTTTACAGCTTCACCTATAACGTGGGCAAAAACGCGTTCTCGAAATCGACGCTGCTTAAGCGTCTAAATGCCGGTGACGTTGATGGCGCATGTGAAGAGCTACGCCGCTGGATTTACGCTGGCGGCCAGAAGTGGCGGGGATTAATGAACCGTCGCGATATGGAGCGCACCATGTGCCTGGCGGAGAGTGCCAATGACCTCAAAGGCTAAAGTGCTCACTGCGTTAATTCTGCTGGTTCTGCTGCTTTTAGCCACCTCAGTAGCATTAGCGCTTTATTACCGCGGCAATGCAATTGACTACAAGGCGCAGCGTGACACTGCGACCGGTAATCTCAAGCTGGCAAAAGACACCATCACCGATATGCAGACGCGCCAGCGCGATGTGGCTGCCCTTGATGAGAAATACACGAAGGAGCTAGCAAGTGCTAAAGCGACTATCAATCAGCTGCATGATGATGTTGCTACTGGCAAGCGCCGGTTGCAGCTCAACGCCACCTGCACGAAGCAGTCTGCCACCGGAACCTCCGGCATGGATGATGCAGCCAGCGCCCGACTTACTGACCCCGCTCAACGGGATTATTTCACCCTCAGAGAGCGAATCGAAGTTGCCGGAAAGCAAATAGCCGGGCTGCAGCAGTACATCAATGAACAATGCTTAGAATGAAACATGCGCAGTATTAAATCATTAAAGTTTCTTTGAATTTTTCGCTATTAGGCATATTTTATTGCCATCTTTACTTCAAAGGAATCAAAATGAAAGACCTAACAGATGCAGTTCAACAGGCATTAAGAGATAATAATTACTTCTCGGCAATGTTTATTGCTTTATCTTTGCCAGACATATGCGGAAGCCTTGAACAGCCTAAGGAAAAAAACGGGATTAGAGCCAGGAAGTGGTTCAAGGAAAATTTAGGGGACAAGTATATGCCGAATAATAGGTATGAGGTTATGTTAAACTTCAGGCCTGATGGAATTGAGCAACTTTCACCTAGCGATGTGGAGAACCTAAAAAAAGAACCCGCAACTGTTAAGTTGACTCCTGAGATGTTTTGGTCTCTCAGGAATGCTTTTTTGCATGAAGCATCTGACAAAGGTAAACAATTTAAGTTTCACATTACTCATTCAAGCACACCTATGATGATAATTAATGATGCTTTACAGTTAAGCTCAGTCTATTTTTGTCATGATATGTGTTACGCAGTAGAGAGGTGGGTGTCGAGAATGAAAAAAAATGCTATTATCACTCAGAGAATAAATGAGAGAGCAAAAATAACTAATTATATAAATGGAGGTATGTATATTATTTTATAAATCCTCAATCTCCTTTATTGTTTTTTAATTGATTGAAAATGGCGACCAAAGCTAAACTGGCCGCCTTAGCTTCTGTTACCAGCCTTCTTCTTTGTATTCCTTGAGAGACGAGCCATTAAAAAATCCTGCTTTATGCTCATCTTTAACAAACCACTCACAATGGTACTGCTCTCTTTCGTCATCGTACCAGCCTACGGTCATTAGTGGTCCGCCTGACTTGAGTTGAACAACTGTGCCGTCTGTGAAAGCTTCTGACATATAAAACTCCTCACCAAAAAGTGAAAATTCATGGCACTCACCGACAAACAAGAAATGTTCTGTCGCGAGTACCTCATCGATTTGAACGCCACGCAAGCGGCAATTCGGGCGGGGTATAGCGAAAACACCGCCCGTAAGATTGGCAGTGAGAACCTCTCAAAACCAGACATCCAAAACAGAATCGCCGAACTCAAAGTACAACGCAATGAGCAGGTAAACATTGATGCTGCTTATGTGCTGAAGCGTTTGGTAGAGATTGACCAGATGGATGTGCTCGACATTCTGCTGCCAAATGGTGAGCTCAAGCCCATTAAAGACTGGCCAAAAACATGGCGCACAACCCTGTCCGGGATGGATATCACCGAGATGGCGGGCGATGACCCCGGCTTCCTGAAAAAGATCAAATGGCCCGACAAGGTCAAAAATCTTGAGCTACTTGGAAAGCACATCAGCGTGCAGGCATTCAAGGAGCAGATTGACCAAAAGGTCACTGCAACGCACAACATCATGCCTGTGCCATCTTGCAACAGCGCCGAAGAGTGGGAGGCGGTCGCACAGAAACAGCAGAGCGAGGTATTAGGCAAATGAGCTACAACGTAGTTTGGAAGCCTTTACCCGGATCCCAATCTCTGGCCCTCAGTTGCCCATGCGATGAAATTCTTTTTGAGGGCACTCGCGGCCCGGGAAAGACGGCGGCACAACTTGCCCGCTTCCGCCGCTTGGTAGGGTTGGGTTACGGCACATTCTGGCGAGGCATAATATTCGACACAGAATACAAAAACCTTGCTGACATCATCACCCAGTCAAAGCGTATGTATCGGCTTTTCGGTGATGGAGCACGGTTCCTTAATTCAGCGTCTGAGCTGCGATGGGTATGGCCTACCGGAGAGGAGTTGCTTTTTCGATTCGGTAAAGAAGCGGATGACTACTGGGATTACCACGGGCAGGAATTCCCATTTATCGGCTTTAACGAGCTGACAAAGCAACCCAATGCTGACTTTTACGAATCAATGTTCTCTTGCCGCCGATCTTCATTCAGGCCGCAGGACTACCCACGCGACGATGGCTCACTATTGCCGAATATCCCGCTTGAGACATTCAACACCACTAACCCATTTGGCATTGGCCATACTTGGGTGAAAAAGCGATTCATTGCCCCAGCTCCACGTGGAACCATTATCCGCGACAAACAGATGGTGCCAAACCCGCAGACTCAGCAGGAAGAAGAAATAACCCTTAAACGCGTTGCGATACATGGCTCGTTCAAAGAGAACCCTTATCTCGACCCGGTGTACATCGCCACGCTGATGAGCATCAAAGACCCTAACAAGCGCAAAGCATGGGTTGAAGGTTCGTGGGATGTAACCAGTGGAGGTCGCTTCGACCACCTGTGGAACGAGTCACTTCACGTTATCAAGCCGTTCACTATTCCTGAGAGCTGGGCTGTCGATCGTTCCCACGACTGGGGCGAGTCGAAGCCATTCTCTAATCTGTGGTGGGCTCAAGCTGATGGGACTGAGGCGAAGCTTCCAGACGGAAGTAAGTTCTGCCCGCCTGCTGGCTCACTCATCCTTATCGGAGAATGGTATGGCTGCCCGCCTGATGAGCTAAATAAAGGCCTGAACATGTCATCGACCAACGTCGCCAAAGGGGTTGCATGGGTAGATAAGTGTCTCGCAGGTGAAGAGAGTGATGAGCCGGAAGAAACAAAGAATCAGGGACAAATGCATATTATGCCAGGCATCTGCAAAGAGGTGATTCCGGGTCCGGCTGATAGTGCTATTTACAACACCGCTGACAACGAACTATCCATCGGACAGAAGATGGAGAAGCAGGGAGTTAAGTGGGTGGAGTCCAACAAAAAGCCCGGTTCTAGAATTAACGGCGCATCGATTTTTGCAGACATGCTTGAAGCAGTTATTGAAGGCAAAAAGACAGAGTCAGGAATGCCTGAGAAACCAGCACTATACGTTTTCGACTACTGCCGTGGATGGATAAGCCGCGTGCCTGTTCTTGTGCGTGACGACAAGAAGCCGGATGACGTAGATACCACTCAGGAAGACCACGACTGGGATGCCACCCGATACCGCGTACTGCATTCGCCGAAGAAAACAGGCGCAATATTCTTCTAAGGAGCACTCATTGAGTGAATTAAATAGCGGGGAACAGTTCCTCGTGAATGCCCTTGCTGATGCTATAGGGCGGCAGCGCATGCTTTACGGCGGCATGAATGGCAATACCAAGCGCACGAAACTATGGGATGAATTTGGCTATCCTGAGCAGCTAACCTTCGATAACTTTTATCGGCAGTACCGTCGTGGCTCTACTGGATTCGCGGCTGTGCATAAGCTTCTGGACTCCTGCTGGACTGACAACCCAACCATTATTGACGGCGATGAAGACCGAGAGTCCACCAAAACAACGGAATGGGAAAAGTCAGTCACCAAGCTGATGAAAAAGCAATGGGCGAAGATTAAAGACGCCGATCGCCGCAATATGGTTGGCCGTTACTCAGCCTTGCTCATTCAGGTGAAAGATAATCGGGACTGGAAAGAGCCGGTAGATACTTCAGTGGTTAAGCGGATTGGACCCAAGGCGCTGGTTAAGCTAATTCCTGCATGGGAGGCTCAGATTACGCCGGGCAACACCGATGTAGACACCCATTCAGATACATACGGCCAGCCGGTCAGCTATCACTTTAATGAGCAGCCTGTTGGTGATGATAAAGCGACTGGCAGCCCGCGCGCGGTTCAGGTGCATCCTGATCGGATCATCATGATCTGTGAAGGCTCTGAAGACGAGAATATTCTTTCGGGCATTCCCCTTCTTGAACCCGGATATAACGACCTGTTGGACATCGAGAAGACGAAGGGCGGTAGCGCCGAAGGGTTCCTGAAGAATGCCAGCCGTCAGCTTGCTACAGAATTCGATGCGCAAACAGATATGGCTGCCATTGCCAAATCGGCAAAAGAGGCTGGATATGCAACGCTTGGCGACGCAATGAATGACAAGGTTCGCAAACTTAATAGCGGTACCGATTCGGCGCTAGTAACACAATCAGGTAAAACTTCAGTGCTCTCCGTTGCAGCAGCTGACCCGACACCGAGTTGGACAGTATCGGCTAACCAGTTCTGCGCAACGATTCAATGCCCGTTCAACATCCTCTTTGGCAAGCAGACTGGCAACCTTGCCTCTGAAGAAGACAAGACAGCATGGGCAACACGTTGCAATGGCCGCCGCTGGGGATTCATGACTAATCTGGTGACGCGAGTCATTGAGCGCTTTTGGGCGATCGGCATCATCGACCCACCTTCAACCGGTGAGGTCACACTGGCATGGTCTGACCTTCTCGCGCCAAGTGAGAAACAGAAGATCGCCAACATGCAGGCGCTGGCTGATGTTGCGCAGAAGACTCAGCAGGCATTCGGCACCTCATCTGTTGAGCCTAATGAGATACGCGCTGCGGGTGAGCTTGAGCCAATTAAAGAACCAGCAACGCCAGACCCTGAAGCACAAACCGATAAGGACCCGCTGACAGATGACAACAACAGCGATAACCCGAATCGGGACACCAATCGTACCGCGCAATAAAGCAGACCCCACGCAATCCTCACGTCAGGTTGGACGGATGTATCGTGATATCGAGTCGCGGTATCTGGACATCAAGCGCAACCTGCGGCTGCTATTCGACCAGCGGCTAACCGGCCGTGAGCATGAGGCTAACAGCGAGCATGGATTCATACTCTGCAACAACGAAGAAGGCCCCGCAACGCTGTATCAGGTGAACGCTGGCACCTATATCTACGACATGACAGCGGCGCAATTAGCCGACTTGTTACAGCGAGTGCAATTTATTCTGGATGATGCTCTGCTCGACGGGGGCAGCCAGAACTTGTGGGCGCTGGAATATGTCGCGGCAGAGTATGAGCGCGGCACTAATCAGGCATTCACCAATCTGTCGGTGCAGTCGCCAATCTACGAGCAGCAGACGACTCTTCAGCAGCTACTTAGCACCCCTGCATACCAGAACCAGATTGCGGCCGCTTATGTCTCTACGTACAGCGAATGGAAGGGTATCAGCGATGCAGTGCGTGCTGACCTGGCCAACGTGATATCCGATGCGATTGGCCGGGGAATCAACCCACGCGAGACGGCACAAATTATCAGTAGGCGCCTGGATGTCAGTATGGCGCAGGCAAAGAACATTGCGCAGACCGAGCAGGTCGGGGCGCTCCGTAAGGCTCAGTGGCAGGAAACTGACTGGGCGCGTGAACGGTTAGGACTGAATACTGCATTGCTCTGGCTGTCTGCGCTCAAATCCACCACACGCTCATGGCATGCAGCTCGGCATGGACGCACGTACACCACAGAAGAGGTTGAGGCATTCTACGCCGAGCGAGGCAACCGCTATCACTGCTACTGCAGCCAGATACCGGTCATTCTTGATGGTGAAGGCAGTTTGGTAAATCTGGGGTTAGCTGAGCGCTTGGAAAGTGAGCGAATTAAGTGGACTAAATTAGCGCCATGAATATCATGATAACTCTAATTTAGGAGGCTCTATGGATAGAAAAGAGGTTGCAAGAAGGGTATTCGTCTCACTTTGGAACGCCAATACCAGTAACAATGGTCGAGCTATAAGGGTTTCTATTGAGGAAGTTGTTAAAGATATTAATAAGAACTCTTCAACAACGTTTACTTTAGAGCAGATTGAAGATGCCATTGAGAACGACCCATTCCGTCAATCAGACTACCTTGGAAGGGAAACCAACGTAGGAATGTTTGAAACAGGGCATACCAACGGAAAATTAACATCAGTAGTGCTACCCCAGTTTACTTACGAAAACCATAGGCAGTGGGGAGTTGAATAAAAAAAGGTCGCTTAGGCGGCCTTTTTTAATGCCTGAAATCCACCAATGAGGACACCGCATGAAACGCAACCGCGTTAACGTGCTGACCGTCGTCAACTCCGCTTCAAACATCACCACAGAAACCATAGACGGCAAGCCACATATCGTGGTTCGCGGCATCACGCCCGTTGTCGACGATATCGTGATGAACCGGAAGTTGTACCCGGCAGCAGAAATTGGCAAGGCATATAACACGCTAGAACGAAACCCGATGCCATTAGGTCACCCTAAGGTTGATGGCAAGCACGTATCGGCCCGGGATGTTCGCGCAGTGAACAACTACCACGTTGGCGCATGGCTGCAGAATGTGAGTCACGCCGCCGGCAAGGTGACCGGCGACATGTACGTTGACCGTCGTTACGCCGAATCCAGCGAAAAGGGTAAGCGCCTGGTGAATAGGCTTGATGAGATGGCCGCTGGCACTAACGTTGACCCGATCCATATTTCTACCGGGCTCCTCTACTCCGGCATCGCAGCTAACGGCGAATCGAAGGGTAAAAAATACACCGAAATCGCTACCAACATGATGTTCGACCATGTGGCTGTGCTGCTTGATGAGCCTGGTGCGGGAACGCCGGGAGAGGGTGTTGGAATCTTCGTTAATGCTGAAGGTGATGACCAGGAAATTGAGATAGCTAGCTTGGCTGATGCTGCAGACTGCACCCGTGAGGGGCTGCTGAATAAAACGAAATTCTTCTTCACTAATGCCTCCAGTTTCTCATTCGATGACATCCAGCGAGCCATAAGCGACAAGCTTCGTGAAGGCCGGGCTGATGATAACTGGCTCTGGCCCGAAACAGTGTGGCCGGACACCTTTATTTACCGCGATGACACCCGCTATTTCAAACAGAAGTACCTCATCGATGATGAAGGCGTAGCCCAATTCGTCGGCGAATCCCAAGAAGTCGTGCGCAAACCTACTGAGTACGAAATTAAAACCAACGGAGAAAGAGATCCGATGAAAGAGCTGATCGTAAATGCGCTAAAAGCAGCTGGTAAGCCGACTGAAGGCAAGACCGATGCCGATCTGATGGACGCATATAACCAGATGGCTGCCGAAAAAGCGGCTGACAAAACAGAAACGCCTGAAGAAAAGGCCGCTCGCCTGAAGAAAGAAGCGGACGACAAGAAGGCCAAAGAGACCGCAGCAAACAGCGAGCAGGCCCCGGCATGGTTCAAGCCATTTGCCGACAAACTGACCACCATTGAAAGCGGCCTTGCGGTTAACGCCGACAAAGAAAAGGGCGAAAAACGCATTGCTGTAAAAGCGAAGTTTGGCCTCGATGATCTGGCTGTCAACGCTCTCGATGGCGCAGCGCTGGATGGCCTGTATGCGCAGTGCCAGACCACTACCGGCCTGAACGGTTCTTTCCGTCAGACCGCTACCAATCAATCAGTCAGCGAAATGCCGGAGTAAATGATGGCTAAAGACGGAAAGCATGTAATTCACGCGGGCGGCATCTTTGCTAACCCGCAACTTCATCGCGAAGGCGCCGCGGCTGCTGACACTAAACCCGGCACCATCGGCTTTTTCGATAACACCACGAAGAAGTTCACCGCATCAGTTGCAGGCAATGAACAGGCGATCCTGTATGTCGCCAACTATGACTACCTGCGCTGCAAAACGGTGGATGACACCATTCTGGCTGGTGAGTGGGTCGTAGCGATGCACCCAAAGCCTGGTGTGTTCTTCAACGTGCCAGCTGCAACCGGCACTTATACCAAGGGTCAGCCACTGTCGATCGCAAATGGTCGCGTTAAAGCTGTTGCAACCGACGAGTCTGTCCGCGCTTACGTGGAAGAGGACCGTCCATACACTATCGCGACAGCAGGTGACCTCCTGCGCGTTGTCATTAAGTAAGGAGCACCGAATGTTTGTATTCTCCACTAAAAAGGCGACCGAGACGCGGAACCTTGAGGCTAACACTGCTCAGTTTCAGGAACTTCAGTTTGCCCGTAATTCCAGCGCTCAGGCAGTAGCTGATTTTATCGCCCGCACACGCGTACGAGGCGAAGCTGCCAATGCCCCGGTACTGGATGCAGTAAACGCTATTGATGACATTCGTCGCCTGTACAAAGCCTATGACCAGACTGTTCTGTCTGAGTTTGAGCCAAACACCGAGTTCACGCTGCTCAATGACCTGATGCCACTATCTCGTTCAGTTCGTCTGGAAGAATCGGTTTATGAGTACGCTCGTACCGGTGGCCGTGGCTGGGCTCACACCTCTATGTCCGGTCAGATTGGTGCGGCTCTGGATGCGAAGAGCTACACCTTCGACGGCACCATGGTTCCAATTCATGACTCCGGTTTCAAATTCAACTGGCGCGACCCGGTATTCAACAAAGGCTCTGCGCTGTCTTCACTGGCTGACGCCCAAGCTGGTTCCGTTGATGACGTGCGTCGTCAGTACGTTGATTACATCTGGGAAGGCTTCCGCGATGCAGCGGGTAACTACATCAATTTCGACGGCAAAACTTGGAAGGGCTTACGCCACGATGAGCGAGTTGCTCAGGTCACGCTGACCGTCAACTTTTCAACCAGCACCGATGTGAAGGCCATGCGTGCCGGTGCAATCGCACTGCGTGATGTGATGAAGCTGCAAAACTTGCAATACGGACAGCAGACCTGGTATGTATCGGCGGAAATCATGTCGAACTGGGAACAATATTTCGATGTGAACTCACTGCGCACCGTGCTGGAAGAGATCGCAAAACTGGCTGGTGTCTCGGCCATCAAAGAAGACTCTGAGCTGTCTGGTAACGAGATCGTAATCGTGCCGCTGGCTGCCGGTGTTATCGCACCAATTGTAGGTCAGGCATTCGGTACGGTTGCCGACCCGCGCCAGTTCTACAACAGCGATTACATTTGGCGCACCTGGGGTGCTGCTGGACTGATGGTCAAGCAGGACATCAACGGTCACTTCTCTGTCATCCACGCATCGAGCTAAGGAAAAATCATGGCACTTGTAAAGATCATTGCAGCAAACCTCTTTGCCGGTGCCGGCTTCCAGAAACTGGAGGCCGGTCAGGTTTATGACGTAGAGGATTCGGTCGCTGAAAAGTGGCTTGCTCAGGGTAAGGCCGAAAAGACCAGCGAGAAGAAAGGCGAGAAGCTGACCTTCGAAGTGGCAACTCCATCCGCGCCAGTAAGCACAGAAAACTCTGCGTTGGAGTCGAAACTGAATGACGCGCTGGAGCAGCTTAAAACCGCTCATGAAGCATTGTTTGCTAAAGACGAAGGGCATGCCGCCGCGCTGGAGCAACTTAAAACCGCTTATGCCACTGAGCTAGATGAAGCGAACAAACGCGCTGATACAGCAGAAGCGGCTCTGACCGCAGCAACCAAAAAGGACAAGTAATCATGGCGCAGATAACAGCAGCGCAGGTTAAACAGCAGTTATCTGCGCTGGGTTACTCCGTCCCGGACTTCATGATTGACGCCTACCTGTGCAAGTTAGGCAATATCAGCATGTGCCTGGAGGCGGCTGGCTACGATGAATGCGATCTGATGCTGATTCAGGTGTACGCCGTGACGTTGATGGCTATCACTGCCTACAGCCAGCGCATCAAATCACAGTCAGCGCCTTCAGGGGCGTCCCGATCGTTCGATTACAGCGGCGACGTAAAGACTATGCGCAACACTCTCGCGGCACTCGATAAGTCTGGCTGTACGTCATCATTGCCGATCGATGTAGGCAGCAGCGTTGGGTTCTTTGATGTTGTAGGTGGCTGCTGATGTGGATTCCTGTATCGGAAAGGTTACCTACGGTATTTAGCCGGGTGTGGGTGAAAACCGACACAGACTCTCAGACTACCGGATACGTTAACGAGGCTGGCGAGTGGCGGATTAACTGTTCTCGCATTGCTGCTGAAAGACCGAATGTAATCAGCTGGAGGCCATAGCAATGAGTTCATTAGCCAACTGGTCATATACGGCTCAGGCGACAGTCTGGAAACCTCTGGGACTGGATGAGTATGGGGATTCTCTTGGCTGGTCTGATCCAGTGGTGATTGCCTGCGACTATCAGGGTGGACTCAGTAAGCGGTTAGGTGCCATAGGCAGCGAGAGGGTGGTAAAAAACACCATCTGGACCGAGTACGCGCTGGCAGATACCGGTGATTACATCCTGATTGGTGCTTCCAGTAATCCTGACCCGATCGATGCGGGCGCTGATGAGGTGATGCAGGCAATTCGCTATCCAGACACCTTTGAGCGGCTAAATGATGATTACGCGATTCTGACGGGAGGCTGATATGGGAGTAAAAGTCCGCGGCATCCGGCAGGCCCAGCAGAATCTCAACGCCCTGATTGGTGACATTCAGGGCAGGAAAGCGGTGAGGGCCATTCAGAGCGCTTTAATCATCGGCTCTTCTCAGGCTGCCCTGTATACGCCTATCGATACATCTACGCTCATCAACAGCCAGTATCGAGAGCTCGACATTAAAGGTACACGTTTAACCGGGCGCGTGGGCTACTCGGCTAACTATGCGGTTTATGTTCACGACCCTAACGTGCCGCAGACATTCCGCAGGGCAACAGCTCAGAAGGAGTTCCTGACGAAGGGCTTCGAGGATACTCGCGACCTCATCGACCGGACCATCAAAAAGGAGATGAGTTTGTGAACCCTCCAATGCACCAGCGCGTTAAAAGTCTGCTTATCGGTGCCGGCCTGACTTCAGGATATACGGCTCAGTCTCTCATGTGGACTGATACGGGTGACCTGAAGCAACGGTTCATAGTCTTCCGGCCTAACGGCGGCACTCCTGTAGACAGAGATATCGGCTCGGACCATTACGTTCTTGTTGACCTGATCACCGGCAAGTCTGCAGGAGATTACGCAAAGTCAGAGTCTGATGTGCAGGCCATCATCGACTACGTGCAGCAAAACCCTATCAGCGACCCCTGCGTCGGCCAAATCACCAATATGGGTGGCATACCATCACCAATCCCCACGGCAGAGGGGCGTATGGTCTGGCGCCT